TCCGGCAACTCTCCATTTTCAAGCATTACGCGAATATCCGCAACGCCGGGGGTCGGGCTTGTCGGCATAACGTCAACAATTCTTGCGGACGCGGTTTTCGCCCAATAGATGTACGCCCCAAGCGGGCCCGCCGTGCTGAAAGTTTCCATACTGTCGCGCAACCGCTCATAAAAAGCGTCGTCCGTTTCCTTGTCCGCTCCGCCCTCGGTCGTCGTCGTGTTTTCCACCCGTTCAAAAAACGGGAAAAGGTCAACAATTTGCGTAATCTGTCCGGGGATAAAGCCGTTGCCGATTTCCCCCAACAAAAGACATACCGCGGGCGCGTCGGCGTGTAGCCCGCCCGGTAATACGGTTGTTGCTTCGGTCGTTTCAAAGGTTATTTCCCCGTCAACCGTTACCCGCGTCCCTCTCGTGATTGTTTGCGCCGAAGGGCGGGCGGTTGAAAGGTAGAAGCGCAACGTCGTTCGGGCGGGTTGCGGCTGTAACCGCTCCGTGTCCTTAAAGATTTCCGCAAGGGAATCAAGAAATTCCCCTTCGGCATACCTCGGGACGTTTTGCTTTGCGGATTCGTCAATTATTACCCGCTCTTGCATGATAATGTCCGCAATCCACTCTATAAACTTTCGTACCGGGTCGGCGGGGTAAAGCGTCCGCTTCGTGAAAATCTCATAGGCTGATATAAGGTTGTTTACAAGTTTTTCCGTGTCCGTGTCAACAAAGCTAATATCCGGGAAGTGCCTTGTGCTTTCATTAAACATTTATACCCACCTCCAAACGCGGGACAAATTTACCCGCTCTTTCGTCCCGCACGAAAGATACGCTTTTAATTTCCGCCCGCGGCTCGTAAAACTCTATCGCGTCAAAGATTTCCGCAATTAAAATAGCTTCCGCGGCAACGGTCGGCTTATCAAGGAATGTTGCCGATAACCCAAAATCACGGTGAAGCGGCGCGGTGTTTTTCATAGTTGAAATAATCATAACGACATTTTGTATTATTTCCTCAATGAGCGTCGCGGGCGCAATCTGTATTACAAACTTTTCATCTGCTGTAATTATGCGCGTTTCCATAAATAACTACCTCCCCGCGTATGCCATAAGCGAAACATTTACCGACGCAATGAGTAAATTACCCCTATTGTCGAATCGTTCAAGGTCTTTTGACGTGCCTGTAATCACCCACCTATGTTTACCGTATGCTTTGTTGCCGATAACAAGCCGCATTACTTGACCGCTCCGCTCCGCGTTTAATAGCTTTGTAATTTCTGTCATGGGGTTTATACCCAAAAACACGGAAAAGTACATTGAAAAGCTGATTTTGTCCGCGTCCGTGCCTGTATATTCAAGCAGTACGTCCCGCAAGTGTCGGTTGTGCGTGGCGTATTGCGCCGAACTTTCCCATTTCAAGCGGTCGAAGGTGTTTACCCGATTTCTTGATACCGAAAAAACGATATTGCCAAGCGTCCCGATTGTAGCCATAATCAAATACCCCCTAACACAAAGCCGTCCGAATCGCTGTTAGGTAAGTACAGGCATACGACAAGTTGACCGACATACGGAAGCCACGGGTACACGGTCACGGTTTGACGGTGCTTTTTATGCTCAATAATTCCGTGTATGGGGCATTGTTGCATAACGGACGTACAACCCGGCACGTCGCAAGCGTCCGGGTGTCCGTTTAGACATTCAAGCGGCGCGTTTTCGTTTATGGTTTCGCGCTTTTCGTACTTGATTATTTTTTCATTCTTGATAACGTCCCGCAATGTTTCATACGGTTTTTTTACATAGTCCTCGCCTATGCCAATTTTTCGGTCGTGTGAATTATATTCCGTTTCGTAATCCCATTTATTTTCTTCCCCAACCTCAACAACCCATTTTTCAATAGTGATAAGGGGTTGATTTTGTAATACTTTAAGCGTCCCCGATATGAGCGGCTTGCCGTCAACGTCTTGTTTGTCGGCAAACTTAACGCGGACAAGCCGCTTTTCAACGTCAACGGACGATACCGTACCGACGCGGACAAGATTTTTTAACGCTGTTTCTTTGTTCATCAATAGCCCTCCAATACGCGCCGTAATTTTATTTGCAACGTGTACCCGCTCGCGGTTACGCTGTGCGTTGCGGTTGCAATGATATATTTACCGTCAAACATACCGTACCAGGCAACCTCAACCGTAACGCCCGCCACAAGCCTTGTGTCCCCGACAAGCGTAAACTCCGCTTGAAATTCCTCTTTGTTTTTTTGACGCAACCGCCGCATTGCCAAGTTACGGGCTTCGCTCCGCGTCCGTACCCGCTCGTTAATGCTCAATGTCTGTTTCTCGGGGTCTGAACCCCGCGGCGTGTATGTGTACTCTATCGTTTCCCCTGTTTGCGGGTCGGTGTATTTCACATGACAACGGGCATATTGCGTATCATTTGTTGACGTGCCCAAGCGATAACTCAAAACGTCCGCCGCTCCCCGGCGTATCGTCGTTACCGCGCCTTTTTGCTCATACTCCGCCGCGTCAAACAAGATAATAAACCCGCTCGCCACTTTGAGGGATATACCCGCGTCATAACAAAGCCCTTGTAAAAAAACAATGTCCGATAATTCCACTTGCTCGCGGCGGTCGTAAAACGGGTCAAAAGATGATTCATACATCAATGTCAAGCCGCTTTTGCCCGCTATCTCTCCCGCTATTGCGGACAACTTTATATTTTCCCATGCTTTCGTATGGGTTGCCGTCCGAACGGCGGACGTAAACGGAAGGGAAGTCCCTTTAATTCCCGCCGCTCCCGGCGGGCCCGAACCGTCCAAACTGTCAATACTGAATAATCCGCAATCAAGTACGCGGTCGCCGCCGTCGCCGTGCCAATTTTTTTGTATGATAACGGCGGACAAATCAACGCCTTTTTCGTCCCCTGTAAGCCAATCCGTAAGCCATATACCTTCCCTGTCGTCAAGGGATATTTGCAAGTCGTCCGTTTTATCACATTCGTTGTCTGTATACGTTAATTGCAAAAGGTATTTGTTCATGTCCGCGCTTATGTCTAAGCCGTCAATTTCAACGGCAATCACGGTACGCCTTGCCGCGCTACTCATACCCCCGCCCCCTGTCTTTTCCACGGCGGCAACCCGCCCGCGGGTCGGGCGGGTGCGTCGGGTATCGTCAACCGAATGTTGGCGGGAAAAATGAAAATATGTCTATATTTGATATTCGCTTTTATGAGCGCGTCCGCCCGCATTTCACTTCCAAGCGTTTTTTTTGCTATCATGTCCCACATATCGCCGGAAACGGTTAAATACGTTTTAGACATATACCATCCTCCCTTCGTCCTCTTTTTGCTTGCGTTGCATTTCCCGTACCATTTGTAACAAGGTTTCGGCGTGTTGCCTTAACTTTTCGTCCAAGTCCCCCGGCTTGTTGCCGTCAACGTGTATTGTCGGGTTGTACTCAACTTTGAACGTATCGCCGCCGTTATTTTGCGTACTCGGTATTGACGCGGGTAACGGCTTTTGCGCCATTTCCTCAACCCTGTTTGCCGCCGCGTTTTTCAACGTGCCGATAACTCCGCCCACCCGTTCAACAAAGGACGGTTTTTTAATTGTGTCCGAATCGGACACGGCGGGCGGTATCGCTCCGCTTATCTCTTTAACCGTTTTTATGCTGTTAAAAATTTCGGTTGTTTTTGCCGCTGATACGGTCGTTGCTTTTTGCGCGTCCGGCGGCGTGTTTTTGTTAATCGCTTGCGCCGCTTTAATGTTTTTGAATATTTCGCTTGTTTGCGCCGCTGTAAATACTTTGCGCCCCTTTGCGTTGGTTACAAGCTCGCCGCCCTTGCCGTCTATATCACCCGCAACAAAGGTATCGGGCGTATAGTTTGAGCCTTTATAAAGGCGCGGTATGTTAAGCAGAGTAAGCGGCTCAATGTTTACGCCGGGGATTTTGTTAATTAAATCAATCGCTTTGTTGATGCCGCCTATAAATTTATTTATAAGCCCCTCCGCAAAGCCTATTACGGAATTTACGACAAACTTAAAAGCGTCCCCTATGGCGTTACCAATCGTCGTACCAATCGAAGTAAAGATAGATACAATTTTGTCCCATATCCCTTGAAAGAACGCCCCGACGCTTGCAAATACGTTTTTGACGGCTTCCCATGCCGCCGTAAACTTTTCAGAAAACCACCCGACGACGTTTGAAAATACGCCCGTTATCGTGTTCCATGCCGCGCCGAAAAATTCACCAATAGGCGCAAATATCGCTTTTATGGCTTCCCATGCTTGCGTAAACTTATCGGAAAACCACGTTACAACGGCGGAAAACGCCGCAACAACCGCCGCCCATGCCGCGGTAAAAAACTCACCGATTGCCGCAAACGCCGCTTTGACGGCTTCCCACGCCGCCGTAAACTTTTCGGAAAACCACGTTACAATATTTGCAAATATGCCCGTTATCTTGTCCCAAAGGCTTTGAAAAATAGCCCCCACGGTTTGTATTATCGTCTTGAAAAAGTCAACGGTCGGCTTAATTACCTTGTCGTAAAACCACCCTGCAAGCACTCCAAACAAAACCGTTATGATTTCCCACAACTTCGCAAATATCTCACCGATTTTTTGAACTATCGGCGCAAAAATGTTTATTATGGGCTGTATTACGTTTGTGAATATCCATTGACCGATTCCGGCAAAAAATTTACCGACGGCTTTAACCGCCGCTATTATCGGTTGAATAATCTTGTCATTGAACCAACCGACGACCGCGGCAAAAACCGCTTTGATTTTCTCAACAATCCCGTCAACAAAATTGCGGAAGCCCTCAAAGTTATCGTATAAATACTTAAATATCCCCGCAAACGGGTTGAGGATAAATAAAACGACGCTTTTCCAATTATCCTTAAACCAGTTAAAAACTTTCATGGGGGCTTCTTTGATTTTTTCCCATACCCCTATGAAAAAATCTTTAACTTTTCCGAATACGTCTTTTATCACCTCCCATACCTTTTGTGCGGCTTCTTTTACTTTGTCCCAATTTTTGACAAGTAAAATAATGCCCGCTATCAGTCCGGCAATAGCAAGCACGACAAGCGCGATGGGGTTAGCCGCCATTATTGCGTTAAATGCCGCCGTTGCTACGGAAGCCACTTTTATCGCCGCCGTTTTTGCTATAATTGCCGCTTTTGCGGCTATCATTGCCCCGGCGTTTGTTTTTGTTATGGCAACCTCTTTTAGCTGAAGCGCGTTTGATAGTGTCGTTTTGCTGTTCATAGCTGTTTGCATTACGACATACGCCGCTTTCGCCGTCTTAATCGCGTGCATAACCCCGACAAATTTTAAGACAACCAATTTTACGGTCAAAAATGCTATTTTTGCGGCGGCAAGTCCCGCCGCCACTTTCGCCACGGTTGCAACAAGCTCTTTGTTTTCCTCAACAAAGGTAACAACTTTTTCCGCAACCTCTGACACTTTTTCAATGAGTTTTTGCACAACCGGAAGTAACATATCGCCTATTGTTATGCCAACGTCGTTTAGCGTGTTTTTCATCAACTGTATTTTGCTTTCGGTTGTTTCGTACCGCTGTTGCGCTTCGTTGGCAAGCGCAATATTTTCTTCCCACGCCGTATTACTCATTTGTACGGCGTTTGTAAGTAGGTCGCCCGCTCCCGCGGCTCTCAATAAGCTATCGCGCAAGCGTACTTCCGATATACCCATTTCTTGCAACATTTCAATGGCGGAACTGCCCGCGTTTTCCGCGTCGCCAAGCCCGCCAATAAAAGATTGCAACGCCCCAACCGCGTCTTGCTCAAACGCTTGCCGGAACTCGTTAGCGGTCATACCCGATATACGGGCAAAGTTTTCAAGGTTTGAACCCTGTTTCATTAAATCCCGCAACTCTGTTGTTGTCATGCCAAGAGATTCCGCAAGCCCGCCGAACGCCTTACCGTCATGCGAAGCAAGCATTTGTAAATCCCGTAACGACATACCCGATTCATCAAGTATCGCGTTCATTTTGTCGGCTGTCGCGCCCGCCGCGCTCATGTTTACAAGCACTTTTGAAATTGCGCTTCCGCCCATTTCGGCTTCTATGCCGACGCTTGACAATGCGGTTGCAAGCCCTAATATGTCCGCTTCCGACATACCAACTTGCGCCCCCGCTCCGGCAAGGCGCATAGACATATTGAGTATTTCCGATTCCGTGGACGCAAAATTATTACCAAGCGCAACGATTGACGAACCGAAACGGTCAAAATCTGTTTGCGCCATTCCCGTTATGTTTGCGAACCGCGCAATTTGCGCCGCTCCCTCTTGCCCCACAATGTTTGTTGCAACGCCCAAGTCCGCGACAACCCGCGTGAAGCCAAGTACGTTTTGTGTTTCAACGCCTAATTGCCCCGCGGCTTCTGACAATGCGGCAATTTCCGTTGTGCTTAACGGTATTTCTTTTGCCAATCCGCGTATACCGTTTTGTATTTCAAGTAATTGCTCGGGCGTACCGTCTACCGTCTTAAACACGCCCGCCATTGCGCTTTCAAATTCAATCGCGGGCTTAATCGCGCCCGCGTATACTGCCGCCGCCGCCGCCGCGACAACGCCTATTGTCTTTGCAAGCTCGCGGCTCGTTTCCGCAACCGCGGCTTTGTTCTTTTCAAGGTCGGCTTGTGCGCGTGATAAATTTTCCGTACTTGTTTTTAAGTCGTTGTACGCCTTTTCCAGCCGCTCGGTTTCGCCTGTTAAATTATTAGTATCAACCCCCGCCGCTTTGAGCTTATCGGACACGGCGGCAAGTCTGTTTTCCTCGTTAATTAGTTTTGCATTAACTCTATCAATAGCGGCTTCGTTTTTTTCGGTTGCGCTTTCAAGCCGCGCTTTTTCCTCTTTTAACGCTTTTACGGACGCTTCGCTTTTTTGATATGCTGATACGTCGTTTTGTGTCCTCTTTAAGTCTTGAAGTTTGCCCTGCAAGCTGTTTGTTGCGTTCATAGCGGTTTGAAAAGTGGCGTTAAAATTAGAGCCAAGAGCCGCTTGTAATTTCATCAATAATTCATATTCTTTTCTACTCGCCACAATCTCAACCCCTCACGCATAAAATGAGATAAGCGGGGGATAACCCCCGCTTATCGCTGTTAGTTTTTCGGTACACTTTGCCTATCCTCTTTTACCGCCGCAATGATGTTGTCCCGCCAATAAAAAAACTCCCATATTTTGAGCGATATATAAAACTCAATGGAAGTATGAGATTCACGGGCAAGCCGGAAACATTCTTTTGCGTACCAACCCAACGGGCTTTTTAATAGCCCGTATCTATTAAAAAATTTCTTGCGGCGTTGGTAATTTTGTTGAACTCCTGCAAGGGCATAGCTTCCAGTACGTCGCTTCCTACGCCGCTTGCCCGCGCCGCCATTTTGCCTTGAAAGTTTCGGGACAAAAGAGGGTCAAGCGCGTACTCGTTGCGGGCTTGCATTTCGCTTTCAATGCTTATCATGTCATGCCACGTCAAATTCTCAAAATAGAAGTTGAGCGTTTCGTACTTTTTGCCCTCGTA